TCAATGCTATTCGTAACATGGGTGCTGTACCTGAAGGCTACTCTGTCAATCACTACCTGACTGACACTAACGCTTTCTTCGTAATGACCGATATTCCAAACGGTCTGAAGCACTTTGAGCGTACTGCTCTAGAGACTAGCATGGACGGAGATTTCGACACAGGTAACGTGCGCTATAAAGCGCGTGAGCGTTACTCGTTCGGTGTATCCGATCCACTGGGCATCTACGGATCGCCCGGAGCGTAACAATGCTATTGACCTGTTAAGGTTTAATGGTATGGTTATAGGGGGGAGGCTTTCTCCCCCCTTTTAATCCTGACTGCTTTATAGCAGACTCACCCACGACAGGAGAATGACATGGGTAATACTACATTTACTGGAGCAGTACGCTCCGAAAGCACATTCAAGACAGTAAGCAAAAACACCACCACAGGCGCTATTACCGAAGTAGTCACTGTAGGTGATGCCCCCGTTAGCCTTGCTGATGCAAACGTAACTCTCACCAACGCGACCCACAGCGGCAGGGTTATCCTTGTTCCAGATGGCGGTCAAGATAATACATACACATTGCCAGCACCTGTGGCAGGCTCTATGTTCCGTTTTGTTTATGCAGGCGGAGCGGCTGATGCAACTGATGCAATTATCGTTACTCCCGCGAATGCTAACTTTTTCGTTGGCGGAGTAACATTCCTTGATACTGACAATGAAGTTAGTGCGGTTTTCTCTGATGGTAACTCAAACAGCAAGATACAGATCAATGTACCCGCTGGCTTTGATGTAACTATTATGGGTATAGACGCGACTAATTATCAGATATTTGGTAGCGTGACTGGCGCAACTGCTCCAGCGTTCGGTGATCAGTAAAATTAACATGAGGAGGCTGGCTCAGGTCAGCCATCCCACCAATTACAGTGAGGACGGTTAAATGGCTGATGCAGTTGCAACGCAGACGATCAGTGATGGCGCACAGTTTGCGACATTTAAGTTTACAAATGCTAGTGACGGTACTGGTGAAAGCGCGGTTAAGAAGATTGATGTCTCCGCTCTTGGCGTGAACCCTGTTACAAAGCAGTCGTGTAGTAGCGTATCGATCTATGGCATATGGTATAGCACTATAGGGATGAGTGTTAAGATCGACTTTGATGCTAGTACCAATGTTCTGGCTTGGAACCTTATCGCTGACTACTCAGACAATTTAGACTTCTCTGGCTTCTCAGGTATCCCAAACAATGCGGGTAGTGGAGTTACTGGGGATATCGACTTTACTACGGTAGGTCACTCAAGCGGTGACAGTTATACTATTGTAATGAAAGTTCTAAAGCACTATGGCTAGAAACTATAAGCTAGAGTACAAGAATTATCACTCAAAGCCTGAGCAGAAAAAGCGCAGGGCTAACCGCAATGCGGCCAGAGATATCATGGAAAAGAAAGGTCTCGTCAAAAAAGGTGATAAGAAAGATGTTGATCACAAGGATCGTAACACCAAGAACAACAAGTCTAGCAATCTTAGGGTAACTTCTAGAGCCAAGAATAGGTCTAGAAACGGCACTAAAAAGAAGTGAGAGATTGATATGGATGATAAAACCAAAAATATACTGTCTGCTCTAAGTCCAGCATATGCCATTTCTCAGGGCAAAGGTTTAGGCGTTATGGGTCTTATCGGTAACGAAAGAAGCCGAAGAAAAAATAAAAAAGAAGAGGCAAAGCAAAATCTCATTGATGAGGCCGCTAAAAAGCCGCAGATGATGCGTGAAGGCGGTATGGTTCGCGGTGCAGGAAAGGCAAGGCAGGGAGTTCGTCCCTGTAAGATGCGCTAATGCCAGCCAAGAAGCCAGCCAAGAAGAAGGCAAAGTCCAAGGTAAACGCGGCAGGCAACTATACAAAGCCTGAGATGCGTAAGCGACAGTTTAACCGCATCAAGGCTGGAACCAAGGGTGGAAAGGCTGGTCAGTGGAGCGCAAGAAAGGCTCAGATGCTAGCAAAAGCTTATAAAGACGCGGGTGGAGGTTACAAATGAAGGGCGTAAAGCACTACAAGAGAGACGGAACTGAGCATAAAGGTTCTACCCACAAGATGTCTGACGGAACCTTGCATAGTAATAAGTCTCACACTAAGACAAGCGTAAAGCTATTTCACTTTAAAGACTTGTCGGCTAAAGCCAAGGCAAGGGCGAAAGGCAAAAAGTAATGGCTATTTCACGCGCACAGGCTGGAAAGCAGACCAAAAGCGGTAGCGCAAAGAAAAAATCCCAGAAGTCTTTAGATAAGTGGACTAAAGAGAAGTGGGGGACAAAGTCAGGAAAGAACAGCACCCAAGGCAAAAAAGCTACGGGTGAAAGATATCTCCCCAAGAAGGCAAGGGAGGCTCTAACAGACAAAGAGTATGCGGCTACATCGAGAAAGAAGAGAGCCGATACGAAAAAAGGCAAACAGCACAGCAAGCAACCTAAGAAGATTGCTAAGAAAACCGCGAGGCATAGGTAATGGCTACGCCACGAAAAGGTAAGGCAAAGGTTAAGGTAACCTCTTCAGGGAAAAAGGTTAGCTATGGTCAGGCTGGCAAAGCAAAGGGCGGTGGTGCGAGGGTAAAGCCGGGAACATCCAAGGGAGACAGCTATTGCGCTAGGAGTCTGGGGATTAAAAAACGCCTTTCAAAGAAAAAGCAAAACGACCCTAACACTCCAAACAATCTATCCCGTAAGCGATGGAAATGCTCTGGGGCTAAATCCAGAAGGAAATAGACATGGCTACAAGCGGAACATATGCATTTGACTTAGACCTAGGAGACGCTATAGAAGAGGCGTTTGAGCTTGCTGGTCTTGAGTTAAGAAGCGGCTATGACTATCGAACCGCAAGGCGTAGCATCAACCTGATAATGCTTGAGTGGCAGAACCGAGGTTTAAACCTATGGACTGTAGACTTTGCTTCGGAGACGATGACCGCAGGCGACTCAACGTACCCATTATCCGCTGATAAGCTAGATATAGTTGAAGCGTTTGTGAGAACAAACAGCGGGAATACATCTAGCCAGTTCGATCAGACTCTGACAAGAATATCAGGAAGTCAGTATGCTCATCTTTCTAACAAGTTAACAACAGGAAAGCCGTTGCAATTTTGGTTGGAAAAAAAGCCGACAGGAATAACATTCAATCTGTGGCCTGTTCCTGATAGCCAAGAGACGTATCATCTTTCCTATTATTATCTTCGCAGGGTTGAGGATGCAGGATCGCCAGCATCACTTAACATGAGCATACCTGCTAGGTATCTTCCTTGTCTTGTTGCTGGCTTGGCCTATCAGCTTTGCCTGAAGTATGCAGAGGCGGGAGCAAAGGCTTCTGTCATGAAGGCGGAGTATGAGTCACAGTGGACGCTTGCGGCTGATGCGGATAGAGAAAAAGCATCTATCTTTGTTTCTCCCGGCGGTTACCAGTTTTGAGCAGAACTCAAGGTAAAAGAGCTTTTGGGTTTTGTGACCTGACAGGCTTCCGATATCCGCTGAGAGACTTGGTTCCACAGATAGTCAATCAGCGCCCTACAGGATTGTTGGTTGGCAAAGACGTTTTGGATGTTGATCAGCCGCAACTTCAGTTGGGTAGAGTCAGAACAAATGATGATCAGTCTCTCAGGAATCCTCGACCAGATAGAGCGCAGGCAGAAAGTCGAGAGTTATATGCATTTGATCCTGTTGGTGGAGGTGTAACTGAGCTTGGCAGTAGAACTGTAGGCTTAGATATATCTGCTCACGCAGGAAAAGTTACGGTGGAAATAACCTAATGGCGTGGACATTTACAACACTAAAGTCTTCTATACAAGACTATCTTGAGACTACAGAGTCTACCTTCGTAAGTGAGCTTCCGAACATAATCACTCGCGCAGAGGAAAGAATACTCAAGTCTGTACAGCTTCCAAACTTCAGGAAGAATGTTACAGGTGCCTGCACATCCGGTAATCAGTATCTTCAGACCCCTAGTGATTTTCTGGCGCTGTACTCCATAGCTCTAGATAATAGTGGCTATGAGTATCTGCTCAATAAAGATGTTAACTTTATACGGGAAGCATACCCAGTTAGCACCGTAACAGGCGTTCCGAAGTATTACGCTCTGTTTAATGATCAGACATTTATAATGGCTCCAACACCAAATGCGGCATTTACGTTTGAGCTACATTACTTTTACAAGCCTATATCGATTACTCAGTCTTCTGACGGGACTAGCTGGCTTGGTGACAACGCTGAGAATGCATTGTTGTATGGCTGTCTTGTTGAAGGTTACACGTTCCTTAAAGGAGATGCTGATCTTATGGCTCAGTATCAATCAAAGTACCAAGAGTCTCTCGACAAGCTAGAGATACTGGGTGAAGGCTACGACACTACAGACAGTTACAGGTCTGGCGCGGTAAGAAAGGCCAGATCATAATGCTAATGGAGCTTCCATCAACCCCGATAGTAGAGGTTGCTACAACGTCAGGCAAAGGTCACGATGTAGAGTTTTGGGCTGAAAAAGCAACAAACAAGATCGTATCTGTTGGTAAGACTAGCCACCCCGCTGTAAGGGAGCAG